TCTGCTTCAAATTTTCTTTTAGACCATTCTCAATTTCCGGCGTAAGTTGATTAGCCGTTCTTAAAGAATTGATCTTTTGCTCATAGTCGCTAACAGCGGATTGCTTTTCTTTCTTGTACCGATCTGCGGCAGCAATGTCCGCACCGCCAGTGCCGGGCTGGGTCAGGTTAGGAACAAGCGAGGGCTGCGCTCCAAAAAGTTTCATCCTGTCAATCCAACTCATTTCGGCTGGTGCGACAGGCTGCGTTACCGGCTCCTTCTGAGCAGAAGGCTCTTCAATTACAACTGCGTCACTCAGAGCGCCAGATGGAACTCGAGAGTCTTCTGATGAAACAGCATCGCTCAAAGGAGATGAAACAGATGCTGATTGTTTCCTTGCGCTTTCTTCCCCAGCAACGCGAGCGGCTTCCCGCTCCGCTGCAACACGAGCGGCTTCGCGCTCTGCTATGACACGGGCAGCTTCTGCTCTAGCAGCCTCGGCTCGCGCAGCTTCTTCACTAGCAGCCTGGGCTCTCGCTGCCTCATCGCGGGCAGCCTGCACTCTCGCAGCCTCCGCTCTAGCAGATTCGGCGGCTTGCTCAGCCTCCGCCTGTCTAATCATATCTTCACGAGCGCGCTCCTCAGCTATCCGCTCGGCAAGAACACGACGGCTTTCTTCCTCTGCTCTGGCAGCGGCAATCTCTTCCTGCCGGCGCTGCATCTCAAAAAGGTCTGCTTGGCGTTGACGAGAAGCCTCTTGCTCTTCAAGCATCTGAGCAATAAAACCACGCTCAATTTCCTCTGACCCGCCTTCAGGGTCCGTAGTAGGAACTTCACCGTAAGTGTAAAAACCAGCCATGGTTCACCTAATTTAAGACTTGATAAAAACGATATGCCCACTCTTGCCAGTCGTCAAACTGGTAAGGAGACGGGGGGTTTAACTGAGAAATGCCGTTTATGCCTATCAAGCCAGCAGCCCAATTTTGCCACTCGGATTCCGAGTACAGCTGCGGGATCACCGCATATTCATCCAAGTCCAAGCACAGGGTATCCGCCCAGTACTGCAAGTCCACCCCACGAGGATCTACGATTCGGTGCGTTCTCATGGATTCTCTCCAAGCACCGTACCCGTAGCCGCTTCGATGTGCGCAATAACCTGGCCCATTTGATAGTTTCCGCCCAGCGTGTTGCTCTCGAAACGGAATCGCATCTCTCGACGGATCTCTCGGAAGTACACCAACTGTTGCTGACGGTCTGTCAGTGTTGCGTAAATCGTTTGCGGGTCGCTAGTAACTTCTGCTGACCTAGCGTTAGCACGACCCGTTACTTCTACGGTCATGTCTCCAGACATAACAAAGTCAGGCTCAATGTACTCTACGCGAATCGCCATGTTCTGAGGCTGCTCAGAAGCAATTAAAGATATGTCTGCCGTCTCGAAGAAAGACTGAACCGGGCGAATCTGAGTTCCGTAAATTTCATCTGTGCCATATTCATGCTGCCACACAACGTAACCCTTTGGGTCGTTGATGATTCGCGGCTGGTTGTCTTCCGTAACGCGAAGATCTTTAGCCTCAGTTTCGCGATAAAGAGGAACTTGAGGGTCAACATCGACAACGCCCACCACCAACGGTGAGCTGAATACCTGCGCATACATGCCAGCAGAGCGCCCGCTATTTGGGAGCACAGTGTCGTACCACGTTTGTTCGCGCACGTTGTAGATAACTGCATGGGTACATTCAGTGGCATTCCCACGCGGGTAACACCACCAGATCTCGCCCCATCGCGGAACTTTAAACACGAATACTTTCTGGCGCTGAGAGTAGTTCAAGTTGTCAAAGAACCAGTTCAAGTTCAAAGCGTTTGGTACTTCTCGTACAACACCGTTGAACATCAAGAACCGGTCAACACCGCACCAGTAGTAGATACCGTCGTACTCGATCACGCTTTGCGAAGAAAGAATGCTCGACTGCGAAGTAATAGTGTCAAACTGAAATACCGCCTGACCGCCTACATACGTAGCGCGAATTACCGAGTCCAATGACCAGAACAAACCCGAAGGTGCGTTACCGGCGCCGGATCGAAGCGGAAGACCTTTTACAATTTTCTGGCTCGTAATGCGAGCAGCGCCTGCATCGCCGCTAGTCCAGTCATCGGTATACCCGGCTCGGCTCCACTGGATAAACCCGTCCGATCCGTAAGCGAATACATACGGAGCCAAGGCAACGATGCCGCCTGAAATAGTCAGTGAGGGTACAGGGGTTAACTGCGAGGTCCCGTTGTCGTACCCAACATACAACTGACCAGCAGCGTCCGAAGAGATGTCCTCTACGTTTGGAGCAACGTGAGCCAGAATCTCGTTCTGGTTATTTGTGGTGTTGTACGCAACATCGAACTGCCACATGTTTGCTTCATTAGAAATGAAGCTGGAATCTGTTCGATTAGTGATAATGCTCGAAAGACCATTCTGGTCTAGGCGAAATCGGAAAATACCATTTGCCGTTCCGATGTGAACATACGTATAGGCATTGTGATTGTGGATATGCATTCCACGGGCAATGCCCTCTAGGCTGTCTTGCAGCGAACGATACCCGCCTATCTTTCTGGGCAGTCCACGTTGAAAACGAACCCACTGTCCGTCTACGTAATAGTTGCCCTCAAACTTGGTACCGTCTCTCTTGATACCGGGTTCAGAGCGAACAATGACCGGCTGAAGCGGCATTAGTACGTACCGCCCTCAATGGGGTCCAACCCCAGCGCGATCTGGGCAGCGGACTGACTCACTGCGGTAAACACTGCGTTACCAACTGTCGTTGCTCCCAAATTCGTTCGCGCACCGCTCGCAGTTGTAGCACCGGTACCACCCTGAGAAACCGCAACCGGGATGCCAATCGTTGCCGTGTCGGCATCAACCACATCAGTTCCGTCGCAGTACAAGATCGCTCTGGCTGCGCTTGAAACAGTAACGCCAGGGCTTGCTTGGCCGGCTGTTCTAATGCCAAGCGTGTAAGAACCAGATGTCTGATTGCTGACCCAGTACTGTTGAACCGTGGTCGGAACAATAACGTCGCGATTTCCGGTTAAAGTTCCAGTAAATACGTAGGCAGTTTTGTTGAGCTCGGAAACTGAAAGGGTGTAATTACCGCTGCCCGAAACGTCAATTTGAAGCAGGCTAAAAGCGTAGACAGCAGATTGACCAAAGCCAATCGTCCAGAACTGCACACCGTTAGTAACAACGATGGCGCTATCACCAGGCGACAGCACAAGTGTGCTTGCGCCGTTGATCAGTTCTGAGCTGCTGGGGTCTAGCGTCAGATCACCAGTACCACTGTTTCGGACGTTAACAAACCAGTCGCTACCCAAGGTAGGGGCGCCATCAAACGACAGCGTTCCAGCGCCTCCTGTCCACACCAGAACCTTTGCTCGGTCGCTCGTGCCCGTCGTGTAGTTAGTACTAAAGCTGGTCACCGGCATCGACTGGTTCAGGGTCGTGGCAATTGCCTTGATACCTAAGCCAGCCAGCGCAGCCGCGTTGGTAGAAGAAGCCGATGCACCATATTGGAACGAACGCCACGTACCTGAAGCAGTGCTGTTGTCTGTAAGATAAATTTGAAACGTCGTTCCAGACTGCGGAGCACAGATCACTACACCAGTAGAGGTCTTAACCGTGAACGTGTTAGCGCCGACGTTATTAAACAGAACCGTCTCGCCAGTGCCGGCTTCAGTCGCATCCGGCATTGTGATGACAAGACTCGTGGTCGTCGCATTAACGTCCATAATCTTCGCAACGACGTCGGTACTCGGAGCAGCCTCAAGAGGCCAATCCAAAACCTGATCAATCGTCAGCGATACATAACGGTACGAAACATCGCTTGGGTAGATGTTCGTGCCCCCGAACGTATTGGTGTAGGTGGTGGTCACTTCTTATGCCTCCCGGCGATTCGTAGACCGGTCAACAATCTTCTGGAGATCTTCGCCATTCAGCGCAGCCAGCGACCGGTCATAGTAGGACTGCCACAGCTGCACCCGGTCGTCGTCTTTTACAAACGGAGTCGCTTCTACCAGCGACCCATACAACAGCAAGTTTGGTGCAAACTCCGTGAGCCAGTTGGTCTGATTTGTATCATCCAACAGCGGCGGCAGTTCGTAGTACAAAATCTCCATTGGATAGTTCGCAGCCGGCGTCGGCACAAATATCCAGTGCTTATAGTCGTAGTCAGCGTAAAACTTAGGCTGGCCAGTCGTTGTCTCATTGGGCCAGTAACTACGGACGTATTCGTAAGATCGCGGGAATACGGGGGTGTGGACGTTGTTGTTCGTCCCGGTACCATAGTTAATGCTGATGGTGTCACGCCACCGATCCGGCTTTGCGTAAACAGCTACCCCAGATTGCATGGTGGTATTGACCACCGTTTGGAACCCCTGAATCTTGAGTTCACGGGCAATCCGGCGCTCGGCCAGGGTAATTAGCCGGGGGATCTGCTCGTAGACAATAGGGTCCGTCGCCCCGCCACGCTCTAGGTAGTTGCGGATGTCGGACTGCAAGCTGGTAAATGTCATCGACGCAGGCATACACCTCTCCTTAGTCCCGCGTCTTACCAGTCAGGCAAGACTATTTGGGCACAATTATACCCTAATTACGACAAATATAGCCTCTGCTCATCTTTACGGCGTTTGACAAGACCGGGCAATACACGCCCAGCCGCCTTCGTCCATTTCATAAACTCTTCAGCCGCTTCTTCAAAGTCACCCCGGTTGGTCTTCATCCGCAACCCAGAGCGTTGCAGATTTCCAAGGCCCACGTTGAAACTGAAGGAAACCAAAGCATCGAAAATCCCTTGATGACCAAGAGCAGCAGGGCAAAGTCGGGCCACGCCGCGCTCAAACCGGCCAAGGTCTTGAGCAAGGATAGCGTCCACCTCTCCCATCGTGAGGGTGCGATCCCAGCCTGCGGGTACCGGTAGACTCTTGCGCTCCTCATACTTCACCGCCAAGTGAGCAGGATCTATTACGTGACCCACCCCCACGCTCCAGATTAACGCCGGACATTGGTACGGACGGGTTCGGACACCCTCGTGATGACAAATCATGCGTATCGCTTTTTCAGACACTCGCATGCTTGCACCCGTCAAAGTGCCATCGTTTCATTCCATTGCATCGTCCTTGCTTGCCACAATGAGGGCAAACCAAAACAGGCATGTTTTGTGCCGCTGCCGACAAGCGAGATTTATGTTCTTCCGAAAATACAATTTTTTTACCAAACATCGGATTTTTGCTACCAAGTTTGGCAATAGATATGTTTTTACGGTAAGCCTCTGGTCTTTCCTTGCCTTTTGGGTTTGGAGGAATGCCGCCGCCAACGCAAGTATTCCACCCCATGTTTTCAAATGGGCGAAGCATTTTTTCTAAAAACCGCGCAAGATCTTCATCAAGATCCGACGCAATAACATCAATACACATCTCGTCGCCATATTTTTTAATAGCATTTGATAAATGATCGCGGCGAGTCTTTGCAGCATTTTTGTGTTGGTAAAACCTAACAGCAGGGTTTACGCTGATTCCAACGTACCCTTCATCAAGCGCAAGGCTTGATTGTTTTCTGATGTGGTATACCGATGTCACTTCTTGCCAAAAGCCTGCGTACCAAACCAAAACGCAATAATGCTGCTTAGGATCAGCATTTCGTCATCCGAAAACACTTCGGCCATTGCAGCCGCAAACGGCACCCCTTGATGCCATGCGTACCACACCCCGGCAATGTTCAGCGCGACCAACTCCAGCACGAAAATGTACGTCAC